CATCCCTCATAGAAACCCCTATATTTTTACTAGTGAAAGGTGGATTACCAAAGTTTTGATTGCCCACATATACATGATAACCCCCTTCAAATGCGGCGCTATCATGGCACTGATAGAAGTAATTGCCCACGCACATATTAGGGCCTGTTGAATTAAAATATATGCCATGGTCAATAATATTTTTAAAATGACACCCTGACACATAAGAACCTTGTTTATCTAATGGTGTATTGTAACTTCCGATATAGATACCAGATGAGCAATCTTCAAAGAATGAATCAAAAACGTTGCATCCTAAGAACTCGTTTGTGTTATCGTGTTTACAATAAATTCCGAATGGCAATTCAGCGGGAATAACCGTGCTAGATAATTCAGCTAAAGTCCACCCTGATTTAAGATTGCTGTTAAACATATTCAATCCATTTCCGAGTCTTTCAACATATATACCAATTTTGTGAAAATACTTAAATATTATCTTATAAAAGTATAAATTTAAGCCTGTAAACATTAAATAACCATAGTTATCTATAGTACTTTTATCGGGGGTCTTATTTGTAGCATCAAATGTCACATTTTTAATAGCGATATTATTTCCTGTGAATTTTATAAGATTACCCAAAAAATCGTGCCTAATCAATACACCGTCGTCGCCTTGAATTACTATATTATTAGCAGAAACAGTTATATTATTTTTAGTTGTATAGTATGTTCCTTTAGTAAGAATCAAAGTGGTATTATCGCTTAAATTTTCCAATACTGAGGTGATATCAAGTCCACCTACACCAGCATAAAGCCTAATTGTATTGTTAGGATTAACAACAATACTATCCATGTTATTGGAAACCACAACCTTATAAGCCGATACTGTGTCTTTAAATTCTACATAGCTCAGCCCGGAAACGTGAGGTGTGGGGGTCTTGTACGTTAATGGATTCGTAGGATTAAGCACAACATCCTTAGCATTCACCGTATACGCATTAGTATAATTCTTTACACTAGACTTACCAAACAGCTCGAAAGTATTGTCACCGCCTAAATCTTCATAATCCTTAGCAACCCCACTAATCTTTCCGTCAAAATAGTTCTGACTTCCAGCTACATCAATCCCCAGCGCACCTGTACCATGAATATTAATGTTCCTGTAAATATCACCATTCGAATCAGTCACAATGTAAGCCACACCTAAGTTAGTAGACAGCCCCGTCATTTCCAGCCCATCTACCATTAGCCCGCCATTAGTTCCGCCAACTCTTAAACAAGCATCCGAAGCGATATTACAAATCACATTTTTAATAACAATTGATGTTCCATTTTTCTCTATATTAATGGAAGTATAACAATCTTCAGCAATAACATTTTCAAGATTGATGTGATGTCCTAATAATTCAATAGCATCAATATTATTAACCTGTGAACTTTGTTTTGCGTTAAGAGTAAGACCGGAAATGCTAACATTATCAATAGTGCCACTTAACAAAGGTTTATTAGCTCCCCCTGATAAAATTAACTCGGTGCTATACTGGTCAAAACCTAATATACTGACATTACTTCGCATTGAAAGACTATTGGTTAGATACTTTCCGTATGGGAAGAATACAACTCCGCCTCCGATAGAAGAAGCATAATCAATACAGCCTTGAATAGTAGCATAATCATTAGTCGTTCCGTTTCCCGATGCCGGAAGAAGTCCATTGGGCGGAGTCTTAACGTTAATTGCGTAAGCATATTTTGATAGAATATCAATAACAATCTGTTCTAGTCCTAGAGCGTCTAAACCCTCTTTAATTTTTTGCTCGATGTATTCATCTAAACCTTCTATAGTAACACCAAATTCTTTTATTTTTTGTAATATCCAATCCAGATTAAGATTATGATAATCTGGATAAGGAAATTGTTCCCATAAACCCATTATATGCCTCCTTTATGTGTAAATCATTAAGCAGAATCGTTCAATGAAAGAGTCCGTAATAACCTTGTACATATTGAACAAAACCGTCTCTCTTTCCTGCTGTATCATTTGCTGAGTGGTAGTTACACCAATGTTTCCAAAAGCTCTTCCAGTTCTAATATTATCTCTTTTTCTATCCATATTTTCCGTATCGTTTTTATCTATTGATACTATTCTGTCAGTTTCGGAAGTGTTTGACGTTAAAGTATCAGGCGTTTCAATTGTTTGCTCTCTAGGAACATAGCTAGATTCGTTGTACCCGGATACATTCAATTCAGATTGAACAGTTCCGCTTGACCTAATCTCTCCACTACTATTATCTGTTGATGTTTCCCTTTCTGTCCCGGTCAGCGTTCGCTTATCAAGCATCTGTTCATTCTCAGACCATTCTTCTGTTCTGTCATAGTTAAAAATAGGATTATACTCAAGAACCGTCGTATCATAAAGTTTCTGCCACACACTCTGATTCATGAACGACCAACGCCCAATCATAAATTTCATGAAATTCGGGTCAGGGTAATAGGCTTCAAGCGTCGCCGCTTCATATAAAATATTATCTATCAGCACATCTTTGTTCATACTCCCCGGCAACTCCAACTCATCAAATAGAGTTGGTTCCCTTTGGTACAGCCCCAATATTGATAGCGTCGCTCTCATCCATATTACCTCCTTTCGTTAAGTCGAATCTCCACTCCACATTCAGCTCTTCTTTAGTGAAACCAAACATGTTCCTAGCTTCTTCAAATCTTGCCTGTAACTCTTCTAGCCAAAGCTCACATTTGCTCAGAGTCTCAACATTGTTGCTCAGCACTTCACTGGTAATCATTCTCTCTTTCTTATCAGTATTCGTATTAGGAATACCAATCTCCGTGTCGAACATTGCTTTAATCTTTTTCATATCACTCAGTATATCACTGGCAATATAATTATTCTTCACATTCCGGTCAAACATTTCCCATGCAAGAGTTCCGTCTTCTCCCCTAAATTTCTTATCAGCAACGACGCAAGGCTCGCCGCCCCCCACCTGGTCATAAATCTTCTTGACCTCTTCTGCTTCTTTAGCCCCTTGAGTAAAGAACACATAAGAAAGCTTAGAGTTTACAAGGTTAACAGCGACACTTTCAGAGCATAGAGCCATCATTTCCGCATAGTATGAAACGATGTCCATAATGCCGCCATAGTCAGGCTGTAATTTAATCAGCGTGCAGTCCTTTCCAATCTTAGGATAATAAGTTTCCCTGAACAACGGATTAGTAATTATACAATGCGTCGGCCTGTAGAAAACATCGTATCCATAAAGCCCGCACTGCTGAGGAATCACTCCGAACTTGTCCGTATTAAATATGGCAAAATAACCCCACAAATATAATACATACAACACATAATCTTTCGCCCATGTTTCGGGGAAAGTGAACTTGAAAGGAGACATCGCTTCTTGCAAGAGATATCTCTGGAACTGCCTGTAAAGCCCGGTATTGTGAACCTTCATAGTGCTGGGGCTTGCCATCGATTCTTTTGCATTTATGTGGTCATAAAACATAGGTGCTTGCATCTGTTTACCTCCTTTCTTTCAATTTAAAATACATCCATATTTCAAGATGTCCATATGGCCCCGGAGGGTCGGGAGGGTCGGGAGGAATTTCTCCACTTAACACTTGAAACCAATACCTTCCATTTTCAGCTCTTGCCGATTCCGTAGCTCCCGGGTCTGCCGGCCTTTCATAATTATACAACCATGCTTTAGCCAGTGTTCCGGGGTCGCTCGTGCTTTTCTTAAACTCTGCAAAACTCATCGGATAGGCACCTGTAGGATAATAATCTGCATAAGAATCTACAAACAATATCTGTGCATTTCCATCTGCTATATTTCCTACTTTATCTGAAAAGTTTGGCCCATATCCTGGCATTGTTTTAGCTCTAGAATCATTTATGTATTTCCCACCCGGTGTGAACTGGACCAGTCCATATCCTTTGTTCGTCCATGGAGAGCCTGTAGAGACTCCTATCTTATCACTCTGCCATCTCCACGGATTGTATCCGCTCTCCGCTCCCATGTTTCCCAACACTCCGCATATTGCGTTAAGTGTCCAGCCTTTATTGTATAAAACTGCGTATATCATGTTCGCATTATCGATTGCTTCTATAGAAGTTCTTGAGTATCCTCCGGTCTTCTTAGCGTGCCAACTAGCCGTAATAAAATCCCCCTTCCATGTACTCCTTGATTCTTTCATTCTCCGTCTGTGTAGAAGCTGTTTTAACGTCTGCATCCATGCACATAATATACCCCGGTATTGTATTGATAACTCTTGCTTCACAAAGCGGTCTACCCAACTTCTCGTTATACTCCTGAACCAGATTAAAGAACTGGCAATATAACTGCGGAGCCGTGATAAAGTTAGATGTATTACCATTTCCACCTGATGTCCTTAACTGCGGAGCGGCGGCTTTCAAAGTACTGTCAATTCCAGAAGCAAAGTTGGATATTGCTCCTCCAATGTTTCCAGTTACTGCACTCTGCACCACGTCCCCAACGGAAGCAATGGCGGTAGCCGTGGTTCCTATGTAATCTCTGGCAATCTGCGCAAGCTGAATCGGAACTGAACACATTCCCTCAACCGATTCAATAATTGGGCTGTTTCCATCTGGAAACTGCGGAGCAATGTTGAGTCTTCCTGTTCCACTTATGTAGTCAATCAGCACTGTGTAATTCAAGATGCTTGTCCCTGAAAGCTTCGTTGTATCTAGAGGAAAAGAACCAAACGGAGTGAAGTTTAATGTGTATCTGCTGTACGGAGAAAGGTTAAGGTATTCTCCCCTTGTTGCGGCTTGTGGATGCTTCGGAATATTAATCGAACCGCTGAACGATGTAGCCGTCGCTTTTAACTTCCTGCATTTAACAGTAATGCTCCACCAACCGAAGTTGATACTTGCAACTGCCGGAGCTTCTGTAAGCGGTATTACTCTAGGAAACCACAATGCGCTAACAACATATTGATAGGGGTTATATAGAGCTTTTAAAAGCTCTGTTGATATTTCCTCTGTAGGAACATTTAACCAGTCTGCACTCGCCATCAGAGCCTTGTTAAAGGCATTCATTTCTGACTGCGTAAACGCGTAATAGTTTACCGCTCCCAACGTGTTATTCGCGTCACCTATTATTCCTACCACATAGTAACCATCCTCTAAATGAATCTTCCATGGAAGTTCTACAGCTACACGCTGATGCGTGATGTCACTTGTGGTAGGATAAATAGTATCAAGTATTTTGCCGTTTGATGCAAGAGAACTGCGTAACACATACTGAGTTGAAACGCCAATCTGCGCCTTGTATGTGGCAAGAACATCTACATCCAAACTGGCAACCCAAAGGCCGCGTTCCCATGTCCATTCACGGACGAAATAATATCTTTCAAAATCCGGGATATAGGCATAGTTGTAGGCAGAGACATTAAAGGACATATCAAGTTTCAGAGCGATAGTAGGATTAATTACTCCGCTTGTATCTTTCAGTACACAATCAAAGCTTGTCCCGGCTCCTGCTGGCTGTTCCGTTGAGTTAGCATATTTGCTAAACGTATACATATTCACTGATATGCCCATTTAAATACCTCCTTAATCGAGTAAAAGTACTAATCCGTTTTCTGTAAAGTCATTCCAGAAACGGTCTGTAAAGTGGAAGAATACGTTAGAATATCCACCCTTTGCGTTGAATGGTGTAGTAGCTGACCATTGGTTCATTACCGTGTATCCGAGTGCTTCTTCATCGAAGATTACACCGAAGATGTCATCCTGTTCCAGCACAGCTTCTGGCGTTGTAATTGTTCCATCAGCCTTTAAATAAGACGGCTTCACATTAATCTTAGATGGACTCTGTATGGACTGCCAATAGTTCACAGTTTCATTGTAGGCCATCTTAAGGAAATTATAGTTGTATGTATTTGCCAGAGACATAGACTCGATATTGAATCTTGCAGGAGCATATAAATAAACTTTCTGTCTCTGTAACGGTGTATGACGGTTAATTGTCTTGCCAGTGATGTTAGTATGGAAAAGCTGGCTTCTCTCTGTCATAAGCTCTGTCAGGGTAGCGATACGGCTATAAACCCAGTCAATGAATGGCTTGTAATTAGCCGGCTGATATACATTTTCCTTCGTAAGAGCAAGCCCTGTAAGCGCGTTATACTCTGTCAGAAGATGGATACAACTGTCTGCGTCACCTTTAACTTTACCTCCGATGTAGTTTGCCACGGTAGCTCTTGCAAGATTCTCATGGGCCTGTTCAATCATGTCGGTGCAGTTTCCTGTCACCATGCTTAAGAATCTGGCGAACTCATCAGGTCCGGAGAATGCACAGTCGAGCTGGTCTTTGAAGATTGTGTAGCTTCTTTCATACACGTTTGCGCCGTAAAAGTTTGCCTGTAAAATGTTAGGTTTGTTAACCTTGTACATGTCAACTGATTCGCCATCAACAAGCTCAAATCGCACATCATTTTCCCAATCCTTGTCGGAAATATTAAGCTTTCTTGTGATGTTTCCCCATTTCTGGTTATCTACCTGAATACCACCAAACTTTCTGTAGTATGGCCTGGTAGAAAAAATAGTTCTTGATAACACCTGTGAGATTGACTGTAATAACGGGTCATATCCAGTTTTAAGTGCCGTCTGAGCTACCGAAATAAACTCAGAAGTGTTAGTAATTGCTAATGGATTCTTTCCTGTTGCCTGTGCAACAATACTGTTTAATACTGTTGACAACTGGTTAAAACTTAAATCGTTTGCGGCCATGTTTACCTCCTTATTTATTGTTTACAATTGTTGGCGGATTAATAATACTTGCCAGTATATCCTCCGGCGTTTCTGGCTGAGTAATCGGCAACTGGCTATTGATAATTGCGTTTGTCTGCACCGCCGTTGTAAGCGCCTTTAACTGTTCCATGATAGGGTCAACTGGAACTGGTGCTGGTGCTGGTGCTGGTGCTGGTGCTGGTGCTGGAACTGGTGCTGGTGCTGGTGCTGGTGCTGGTGCTGGTGCTGGAACTGGTGCTGGTGCTGGTGCTGGTGCTGGTGCTGGTGCTGGAACTGGTGCTGGTGCTGGTGCTGTCGTCGCCATTGTGGCAATCTGCTGAGCCGTGAATCCGGCGTTCGCAAGAGCGATAATGTCTTTAATATCCATGTTTACCTCCTTTAATAATCTGGCCTAAATACGGCATATAATTTTGCTTTCTCATAGTAAAGTCTGCAAATCTTGTCCTTCTGGTTTCCACCTTCTGACAATATCTGATTACTGCTTGTTGTTTCTGCGGCAACGCTGACATGTTTTGAAGAATCAACCTTCATTGTGTCTCCGTCCCACAGATAAAACAGGATGTCTCCCTGTTCAATTTTTGTCGGGATATTTCCTGCTTTCTTACTGAAAAATTTACCTTTTCCACTTTTTGAACATGCATTCATCATGTGATATACATTTTCATTTTTACCGCCTATCTGGTCTAAAATCCCCATGCTTGCGGCCGCCCATGAAACTGTAGTTGCACACCATGAAGCTTTGACGTAAGAGCCGTAATACCATGTCTGTATCATTCCGACTACATCGTCCCATTCTTTTGCTCCGTGTTTACCTGCAATGATGTCATACAGTGTGACTTTCTTTGCTGGCTTGTCCTCTGATATGGGACCATAAACTTTGCCATTAACTCTTATTTCTGGCGTTTCTTCAACGTCTTCGAACATAATTTTCAATCCTCTTCCTCCTTATTCTGTAAGAGAATGTTCAGCTTTTCAACTGCCGTTGTGAGCTTTCCAATTGCCTGTGTCTGCGCTTCAGACTTAACAAACATGAAGTACATCAGCACTGCCAGTGTTCCTCCATTCGCAAGCAATTGTGTCATTTCGGTTAATGTCATATACCCTCGCTTTCTGCCCCAATTTAGAAGTGAGGACTAGCTTTCCTATCGCCGCCGCGATGTGTCAACCCTTCCGGGGCTTGCGTCTGACCACTAGTCCTCTATATAAATATACCATTTTCTGGAAAATTTGTCAAGTAATATTTCAGAAAATTTTATTCGAAATATTTGTTAAACAGAATTTCACATAAATATTCTTCAAATTCGATATTATTCTTCATGTAGGAAGACCATAACCAGAAGAACTTTTTCTTGAATCTTGACCTGTCTATGTCTCCCGAGCCGAACTGCGGACAGGTTCCTGAAAGGTGGGTAGAGACATATAAAAGAGGCTTGCTTTTGTGCTTGTAAATGGTTATCTCTCCTACCGTTACTATGGCTCTGTATTCAAGAAGATTTCTACTTTTTATTCTGCCGATTTCATCTGACACAAACTCATTCGACAATGCCATTCGATTGAACTCGTCACTTCCTCCAAGCTTGTATAAAGCTGTGTCAGCTTTCTTCTCTGAGATATCGCTGTCACGTAAAACAAAGAGTCCTATTCCGCGTTCTTTCATGATAGAATACTCTTGTTTCCGTCTTCGCATTTCTTCCGCTTTCTTGACTAAACCTAGTTCAAGAAATAGGGCATTTGTCATGGTGTTAGAGTTTGCTAAACAGATGCATTGCACTGGTTTATATCCGTCCAATTCTCTGTTTCTGTTGATTGTTTCATAAGCATTCTTAAAGGCTTTTCCCTCTTCCTTTATTGGCCGTTCATGACTCTCTGGAATGAACTCATCGTATAGAAGAATTTCATAATCACTCGCGTCAAATCCTCTCATATTTGCAATGGTTGATAAGGCTAAAATGATTGCTTTTGGCTCTCCTTTTGGTTTCATTTTACCATTGATGTTTTGCATTTCATAGAATCCGCTGGTCATTTTATTTATCTTTGCGCATCCAATATTCCAGCCTTTGTCAGAGTTTAATTTCTTGTATGGATTGTATTCAGGAGTGCTAATCATATCAGCTTGCATCTGTGTTCGACGCATGAACACGAACTTATATCTATCCTCTTCCATTACCTGTAATGCACCATACGTTTTTCCTGTTCCTCTTCCTCCGACAATAAAATTGAATGGGAGTCCTAGCTCAATGATTCCTCTTATATTTACATATCCGTTGTCAAGATATAGATTCATGTTTCCTCCTTTTCTATAAAAGAAAAAGAGCCTTGCGGCTCTTAATCTTTATTATGCTTCTTCCTGCTTGTCCGCTCTTGCCGCTTCAAGTTCTTCTGAGAGTGCATTAATAATTTCTGCGGCTCCTTTTAACTTCTCGTCAACTGTTTCTCCTGCAAGCATTTTTGCAACAACTGCCTGATTTAATTTGTTCTGTACCTTGTCAAATACTGCCTGTTCTTTCTTTGTCATAATGATTACCTCCTTTTCTGATATGGTTTACTTGTTTCTGAATCTTCGTCTTTCTTGTTTTCTGCAAACTCAATGGAATCTGCCACAACGTCTGTTGTGTGTACAGTGTATCCGTCTTTGTGTTCATACTTACCTGTAACAATATGGCCTTCAAGGATAACTTTTGTTCCCTTGAACAGGTAACTTTCGGCAAACTCTCCTTTTTTTCCGAATGCTACACAGCGAATGAAATCTGCTTCTTCATCGTTCCATCGTGGAACAGCCAGTGTGAAATTGGCAATTGCCATTGGTGCACTACCTGCACTATATCTGATTTCCGGGTCGCGTGTTAACCTTCCTACAATAATTGCTTTGTTCATTTTGCCCTCTCTTTCTTTGCATCAACTATATTACCAGTACACTACTATTATAAATGATATGTATCTATTTGTCAAGCACTTTTATTAAAATTTATGCGATTCTTGATTCGTCCAAAAGCCTTCGATAATCGGCTGTCACTCCCAGCGTGTAGGTGGAATCTTTCAGTACGACATTTGATGTGATGGCAATTATCTTTCCGTCAATCTCATAGGATGTTATTTCTGGTTCGTCGTTGTAGACAGACTCTGTTCCTCCGGCGTCGGAGAATATGAATCCTTCCTTGAAATTGTCTATGGTTCCTAATTCGATGGAGCCTTTTTTCTTGTTTACTCCTGCTATTGTGACCGTTAAACGTCCGTTCTTTACATAGGCATACTTCTTTGCCCCCAGTGTTTTAAAGTAGTCATAGGTGCCTTCTGGTTCGTACACGCCCATGTAGTGAACGTTTCCGTGTGGGTCTTCTGCGTATGCGCCAGACTCTAAGCTGTCGGCAATACGAAGCTTATTATAGGCTGTCCAGTCGGCTTGTCCGATGTATTTTACGCTGTCTGTGTCACAGTAAACGAATCCTTCTCCTGCTATCTGGATGCCTTCCTCAAGCCGCCATCTGGCGTGTGCTGTTGTCCAGACTCCCCATTGGTAGGGTAGGAAAGCTCTCTTGTTTGAGCTTGCCAGAAGCTCTCCTATGTCGTCCGTTCTCTCAGTAAATCCCTGTGAAGCCATGAACTCTATCTCCTGTCTCACCGGGTCCTGTGCTGTCATGCCGTAAATGGCATTCAGCTTGTTCTTTGACTTCATGTAGAATATCTCTTCACCGTCAACGTCTTTAAGCCTTGTCTTGCTTCGGTAGTATGAGATGTTCAGGTCAATGAAAGGCTTCGGAAGTTTCCCATATCTGGCGTGGTATACGTCCAACGGAATGAGGTCATCAAAGTCGTATTCTATCATGATTATCTTAAGGTCTATATCTGTGATTGTTGTCTCTAAATATTCTGCTTCTAGGACTCGTCCATTGTCGTATAACCCATTCTTTATCATGCGGCTTTTATCCTTGCTTATGTACGGGCAACCTTGTCCTACTTTTAGCTTTGGTTTGACTATTCCTATTCTCATTAAAACTGCTTTGTGTCGTCTGTTTATCAGGTCTAGAAGCTGTTCTAATGTGCATGCTCCTGCGTGATAAAATGCGCTTATTGGATATTCACAGTTGCATATTACATCCGGGTAGCTACTGGAACGGTCAAAGGAATGGACGTCTTCCAGTTTCATGTCTGAATAGAAACGATTGGCATGTGTATTTCCACCTCTGAAAGCTTCTCTTAAGGCTTTATATGTCTCAAGGTCTGGTAGCATGCTGGACACATATCCATAGCGGACTAATCGCATTGCCTGTTTCGCATCTCGGCGAACGTAACCCGTTGATGTAAGAGGGATTGTGTAAAGGTTGTCCCCATCAATTTGCATTTCCTTTTTGATTGCTTCAACTAGACCTAAAACGTCGTTGACACAGTAATCCAATTGTCTTTGTGTTAAAACTGTCCACGGGTATCTTTCTTCGTTATAGTCGAAGTCTTCCCCATCCAGTTTTTGATGCCTCACCTCCATTTTGCGTGTGTATTCAGCCAGTGACATATTACTATGTATGTAGCTACACCGGAACTCTAAGAATCCATGCATAGTACATTTTAAAACTTTACGTTTCTTTAATGCAAAAACTTCATCAGATGTGAAATGGTATATGCCCCTAAGAAATTGAAATTCATAGGATAGATTGTGAACATATACTACAAGGTTTTCTCTCGGTTTCATTCGGTCTTTAAGCTTCTGAACGAAATCGTTAAACTGTTCCCATGTGCGCCCGATAACCGTGTATTCCTCATCAAACTGCCATTGCCAGATATACATAATAGATTGCTCAATTGCTCTGATTCTGGACGTTTCAATATCAAAGGCTGTTACTATAGATTTGTAATCCTTTTTGGTGCTTCCTCCTTGATTACCTCTTTTACGTTTTTCCCGTTGTATTGACTCGTACCAGTCAAAATCAAACTCTTCGCAATTTACTATCATTTAATCCCCAATTTTCTCCTGATATATTCCGAGTTTCGCGCTTTTGGGTTTCTAGGAATTTCCATATTTTCTATCTCATCTGCTTTGGATAGATACTCTTCAAATTTGCTCTTAAGCTCTTCTTCTGGAATCTTAAACCGTTCCCCAGCTTCGAATACTGCTAATGCCGCTTCGCTGTCATAAATTCTGTTGAGTTGCATATTTCTGAATGAATCCATGAAATCCGTAAATTTGAAAAAATTCTTTCTGTTTACGAAGTTGTAACCTTTATCTTTAAGTGTTTCTATTGTCTTTGCTCTCTGTCGTTTAAGACCAGATACAGAGGATGTTTCCGCATTTATAAATCGCGCCAGAGCGGCAAGTTCGTAACGAAGTTGGGTTGGCGATTTGATATCGGTCAGAACTGGATATTTACCATAATTTCTTTTGAACACTTCGCTCTTTTCCCACTCGGTTCCAACGAACCGGGCGAGTCTTTTCTGAGCGATTTTTCTAAGTCTTGAATATTCTTTTCTTAACTCTGATTCGGGTTTAGCGGTTGAAAAAGCTGGCATGTATGACATCAAGTCCCATTTCAGCTTCGCTTGCTTTTGCTTCGCCATTTTCCTTCACTCCCTTCTCAATTAGAATGCTTAGCGTATATCCTGCCATCTCTAGGTTGTCATAGATTTCACCGAGAACAATCTGTTCATCGTTGGATAAATCGTCGTCGCGTTTGCATAATAAAAACTGTATGAAGTTCTTTGAATCATTGATGGCTCTTTCTTTCTCTTTAAGAATGTGTAACTGGCTTAGTCTCATGGTTTTCCATCCTCTCTTTTACTATAAGGTCTATGGCTTTCGACCTGTTGATTTCCTTCTCTTCTGCCAGCGCATCAATATATGCTAGCGTGTCTTTGTTAAATGATATGGAGCGTGTTACTACTTTTCGCATCTTGATGTCCTCCCGAACGCATATCCGATGAGTATTCCTACAAGAAATCCAATTACGATTACTATCAAAACCGTGTTAGTTGTTACTGATAAAATCATGATTTGCCCTCCTTTAATGTTTCTAATACGGCTCTTATGCCTATCCAATATGCCCTGTCGCTGATTGTTACTGTATCCATTTTTCCGAATACTCTCTCGCTTTCTTCAAGCTTTTCTGCGGCTCTTCTTTCCAGTGTTTCGATTGCTTTAAGTTCCTTCTTTGTCATTACTTTTCCTCCTTATGGGTGATTGATAATTTTGGTGAGTATGCTAATAATTCTAATACAACCTGTGTTAATTCCGATTCCTCTACTCTTATATAATGCCATTGTTCTTTGAATTTATATCCTACTTTGTACCAAACTTTACGCATATAATATCTCGACCTCCTCCATTTCTTCTAACTCGTCTAAAACGTCTGATATTGCAGACCATCTTGCCCTAAGTCTTAAAACCCTTTTGTCATCCTTTTCATACTTTTCAGATGC